AGAATAAAGAACGTGTGGATAACCAGGAGACGTTCTACTATTCATGGATTTCATCAAACCAGGCACACCACCGACAGCTTCCTCTATGGTCAACATTCTTTTTCCAAGCGGCCATTTGAGATTCTTTTCAAGAGTGAACAACATGTCATCTTGAATGTCTTGGACGATTTTTGCATCGACGGGGGGCGGATTAGCCTTACCTGTGTCCAAGACTGCAGTCATTAAAGGATCAACGTCCTTAGCTCGCGGATCTCGAATTGAGAGAATTGGCAGTTTCTTTTGGGGCTCACTATCCAAATAAGGTGAGATGGCAGACCGTTCCAGTCTAGATTTAGGACACGTATAAATACGGTCACTATATGGAACAGTCTCCCATGACACAACATTTGGGTAAGAAGCCTCAATGTCTTCTGGCATAAGGCCCATGGCCTTATATTCGAGATTTGATGTTTCAAGTGCATGATCATCATTAAGAGCAGCTTCGATATCTTCTACCGTTACTATCATTCCCAATCCTGATGGTGTTTCAACCAATGAATCGGTTCCAGCAACGTGGATTCCCAACCATTTTCCTGGACAATGTCGTCCAGTACTCATGATTAGTGATCCACAATCACCAGGATTGGAAACAATAGCGTACGATAAGCACAATGGCACTTCATATACATGACCTAAGTGATGATATTTCATGTTTTGCGCTGTAGAAATCGTTACGTTTCTCGTGATGTCTGCAAATTTGACAACTCCAGAACTTGATGTGAATAAGTCAACATCAACAACACTCCAGAATTTCTTCACGTTGTTTGGGAAGGAGTTCATGCCTTTATGATGGAAAGTCAAGAATAAACAATCACCATCTATTTTCACCATTGTCTGATGAAAACGGACGCTGACGGCTTTTCCTCGATAAGAAATAGTGAGCACTGTCCCGTCTGGAATTAAAGAACCGTTATGTCGGAACCCATGAGTATACGTCATCAAAGTTTGATCACGTATGGGTACACATTTAACAGTTACGATATGCCCAGACGTTGGACTCGGGTACATAATCAATGCAGCCTCGTCACTGAATTCTTTTTGTCCATGTCCCGAGAAATCTCGAGGGCGATAGACTGAACTCTTCGTCGATTTTGTTGGGGGTGGGGAGTTTGCTTTGAAACTGATCTCTTCGGGCAATTGTTTCTTTGTTTTGAAGGTATTATACAAACGCACAATGGCTGTGGCAATGATAAAAACACCAGTAGTTATACTGGTTACTTTTACCGAATTCCAGAACCATTCCGTGTTTGTGATACCAAATTGCCAGGTTTCATTCATGGGGTCCCACCCTGA